ATTGTCAGGCGCATCGGCAGGGGATTACTATTACTATACATACGAGTACGCTGGTTCATTAGGTACTATACCATCAGTAACACACAGCTATTCTACGAATTTGAAAGCAGCCGTAAACGCGCTTACGGATGAATTGAAAAATGTTAATGATAAGGTAAAATTACTTACAGCTAACACAGTTCCGTTGATAGAAACAGAGGCGTGGACACCGACCGTAGCTTGGGCAACAGGAACACCAGAAGGCTCAGTCGCTCAAACAGCTAGGTACGCTAAAATTGGAAATATGTGTTTCTTTAACTACAGCTATTCTGCAACAGACGGAAACGGAGCTACAGCGCTTACTATTACACTGCCTATTACGGCAAAGGATAACAATGCAAAAATATCATTGAGCGCTAAACAAGTTCAGAACGTTACACCTACTGATCCACTTGCATATATCGATGATGATTCGGCAGGCATAGCATTTTTAGGATTGACAACTTGTACGAACGCAGAGGCAGTAGAAATAATAGTGTCAGGATTTTATGAGGTGTAAAAATGGCACTAATAGACGATTTAAAGCAAATACTAAGAATTACAAGCAGTGCTTACAATACAGAAATTACAGACCTAATTGCAGCAGTAGAATCAGATTTATCATTAGTTGGACTCTTGAAAATAGTCGAGACTGATGCACTTATTAAACGCGCTATAACGCTGTATTGTAAGGCTAATTTTGGGTATAACAAAGACTCTGAAAAGTACCAAATCTCATATGAAAGTCTTAGAAATCACTTGTCTCTATCTATAGATTATGCCTTTTATACAATTACCTTTGAAGTCGTTGACGAGTCTGATACAGCAATTGACGAGGCACAAGTTACATTTAACGGCGTTGTAAAGTACACTAATACAGAGGGTAAGGCTATATTTTACGTTCACCCGGGCAATAATTATGAGTATATAATTTATCACGTTGATTACAAGGAATATGTCGATAGTGACGATGAATACTACAATGTAGATGTTACAGCAGACGCGACAATTGACATAATTTTGGAGGCGTAAAATGTGGAGTGACATAATTAATCTAGTAGCTTTTACGCTTGCTGAAAATAATATAGGCGATAGCATCAAAACGAAGGTAGAACGGCAAATTTACTGTGATAAAAAAAGCATAAAGAGAACAGAATTTTATCAAGCAGCAGCCGTTGGGTTACAGCCAGAATCGGTTTTTGAAATGCGATTAATTGATTATGAGGGCGAAAAGTTACTAACTTACGAAGGTGACGAATATAACGTTATACGCTCTTATTCTCCATCGATAGAAACAATAGAATTGATTTGCAGTAAATCAATTGAGGACATAGCAATATATTTAAGCGCCTTGGTTGTTACAACTGCTACAATATCACCTGTTTTTGCAGAGGATACATATACATATACTGCCAGTGTGGCAAATGGAGTCGAAAGCGTGACTATAACACCTACGTGCGCTAATGCTACAGAAATTACAGTAGAAAGTACCAGAGTCGAAAGCGGAGAAGCTAGTTCGGCGATTGCTTTAAGTGTAGGTGCTAATGTAATTACAGTTATTATGCGAAAAACAGCAAGACCAACACGGACTTATACAATTACAGTTACAAGAGCAGCTTAAAAGGTGGCGATAATATGGGAATGCCAAAATCAGTCACGAGATACAGCAATAAAAACGGTGTTACTTTTATATCGAATGTCGATGCAGTCAAGTACACCCTGAAAGAACTATCCAGAGCAGCACTTCGAGATGTTGCAAAGGTTCTCAGAAAAAAAATTATATTCAAACTAAAAAAATTACCAGGTATGAAGAAAAATAGAAGGATTTACAAATCAACTCAATACTGGGTTAGAAAACGTGAAGCCGACTTACAGGTTGGGTTCAAGCACGATACATGGTATGGAGTAAATCAGGAATTAGGCACTAATAAAATGAAAAGACTTGGGGTATTAAGAGACACAGTATTTGAAAGTTTAAGGGAAATACAAGAAATTGAGTCGAGGTATCTATCGAATATTGATAGCCCTGGTGCAATCGATGAAGGAGAAACAAGAAGTGGGGATGGTGCGGAATAATGGCAAAGGTATCTGATATAAGAAAAGAAATCGAAACACTATTGAAAACTATACACGCTAGATCATATTTTGAAAAAGCACAGGATTCCGCTGCACTTCCTTATGTTGTTTTCGACCTTCCAAATTCTGTAGATAGTGGAGATTTAGAGAATTTTGTACTTGATGTAACAAGCTGGGATAGCGCGGATGATACAACCGCACTTGAAACACTTGCTGAAAGTATTGATGCAGTGCTGCACAAAACATCTGTAACGGTTGTTAATTCAGTAGCTTTTGTGATGTACCGAATGAGTAGAATTTCCAATACGGTCGATGGCGTAAATAGGAGGTATTATACATATCAATGTCGCACGTATGGCATAGTATAAGGAGGTTTTTGATGGATGAAATAAGTATCAAAAAAGAAGTAAAAAACAATTTAATCATGTCAAATGAAGAATTGCAAAAAGGCTTATTGTATGAACTCAATAGGTCTATTTTTCATACTATTAATCTTCAAATGGTTATTTGCGAAGGTGAAATTTTAATTGAAGATCATAGAAAAGATGGTGTAAATTTTGAAAAGCTTGACAAGAAGTTAGCAAGGCAGGGTGAAGAATTAATTATCAAAGAACAGGAAAAAAGATTTAAAAAGCTTGGTTATATAGCTCAAATATAAGGAGGTTTTCAAATGCCAGTAATGACAGCAACCGCAGCACAAACTAATAATATGTTATTGGACACAGGGACATTATACCTAGATTACGGCGAAGCTGGGGAAAGGATACTAGCTCCAACAATGGGCGGTAACTCGTTTGTAGTAGAACAGGATATAAGAATAATCGAACGCGACGGCGCTTTAGGAAAAGAAAAAGGATTAAGGCGAGTAATTAAAGAAGACGCAACATTGACATGTCGATTTAAAGATATTTCATATGCAAATCTTAAAATGGCGCTTGCTGGTTCTGTTCTTTCTTCCGTGACAGTCACAGGAACACTAACGGGCACAATTGCATCAACGGAATACTTCACAAATGTGACCTGGATTGGAACGGATCACGAAGGAAAAAATAAGATTATAACATTATTTAATGCAATGGGAGATAATGGGTTAAGCATGGATTTCAATGACAAAGATGAAGCAATCATTGAAATTGTTTTTTCTGGGCATAGAGATCCTACAAATGCAGCAACCGCATTATATACAATAGTAGAGTCTGAATCAGCATGTACGGATATGAGTGCATTAACAGTCACTACAGCAACATTAAATCCATCGTTCAGCGCGTCTGTGTATACTTACGGTGCTAGTGTAGCTAATGTTGTAGCGTCTGTAACAGTTACACCTACAAATGCAAGCGCGGACGAAATTACAGTAGAAGGAGTAGTTGTCGCAAGTGCTGGTACTAGTGCTGCAATTGCACTTAGTGTCGGAATTAACGAAATTACAATTGTAAACAAAGAAGATGAAAAAACGAATATTACCTATACGGTTTGGTTGAATAGGCTAGCATCATAAATCAAATATAAACCAGTCCTATATTGGGGCTGGTTTTTATTATTTTGAAAGGAATAAAAAAATGGAAAATACAGAAGTAGTTTTAGAAAGCAAGTTTGAATTACGCGGATTAATAACAGCAGATGTGTTTAAACTGCTTAAAATAATAGGAAAAATGAGATTAAGACCTCAGATAACACATGTCGTGAAAGATGAAACAGGAAAAGACGTAGTAAAAGTAAAAACACAAGACGAAGTAGGATATGAACTACTGTTCGCATTCATTGAAAATATTCATTTGGCTGAAAAAGATGTATGTGATTTTTTAGGTGATTTGGCTGCAATTACAGGCGAAGAATTCAACAAAATGCCTATAGAAGATACTTTTGAATTTATCTCTGAATTCAAGAAAATACCAGGCTTACTAAATTTTTTCAAAACAGTAGGTACTATAATGAAACAGAAATAATAGACCTACTGTTATCCAGATATAGCAATATAGATTACATAATGAACATGAATATAATTGATGGATTAAAATTAATAAATAAAGCTTTTGAAAAACGAGAAGAACGTAAAAATTGGGAAATATGGATAGCTAAGTACCAGCACATGGACAAAAGTAACTTTATTTCCTTTGAGGATTTTATAAAAAACAGCAATAAACCCGTTAATAATCTTTCAAAGGAAGAAGTTGTAGAAAACTCTGAAAGTGTCAGAAAAGTACATCAAGGGATTCACCCTGGTATAAATCCTAAAAAATTAAGTGAAGAAGAAATACAAGCACTTGTTAAACCTATGGAAACAAGCGTTTAAAGGTGGTGTTAAATAATGGAATTGTTCAAACTTTTTGGTAGCATACTAGTAGATAGCACTGGTGCTGACAGTAACCTAGATAGCACTGATAAAAAAGCTTTTAGTTTAGGCGGAACACTTGGCAAAGTCGGTGGCGCTGCCGTTTTGGCTGGTATTGCTTTAGCCGGAATGGCTGTTGCTGCTGGAACTGCTGTTTTTGGTTTAGCTACTAATACAGCAAAAGTAACAGATAGAATCGATAAAATGAGTCAAAAAATAGGGCTTAGCAGGCAAGGTTTTCAAGAATGGGATTTCATCATGTCTCAATCGGGATCAAGTGTCGAAGTTCTTCAAAGCGGATTTAAAACATTTACTGGAATTATAGACGACGCAACAACAGGAAACAAAAAAGCAACAACGGCATTTAAGGAGCTCGGACTATCTACAGGAGAATTAAAAAAGCTAAGTCCAGAAGAAACATTTGATAGAACTATTATTGCACTTCAAAACATGCCTGAAAGTGCTCATAAATCCGCACTTGCAAATGACTTATTAGGTCGGAGTGCTTCTGAGCTTGCACCGCTTATAAATAGCGCAGCTGGAAGCGTAGAGGAAATGAGAGGCAAAGCTAACGAATTGGGGCTTGTACTGGGTGACGACGCTATTGATGCTGGCGTTGTATTTACCGATTCCATGGATCAAATTAAAAGATCTACAAGTGCTGCTTTTGCTACAATTGGCGCTGAAGTTATGCCAATTGTACAAACTTTTCTTGATTGGGTAATGACAAAAATGCCCATGATACAAGAAATAATGCGAACTGCATTTGGCATTATAGGTGATTACGTCAAGATAGCAAGCGATATTTTTCTTAATGAATTAGTTCCAGCCTTAACACGCATGTGGGAGTGGTTTGAACCTAATTTGCCGTTACTTCAAAGCATGATAGAAACTTCATTTGGGGTACTTGCTGATATTCTAGTCACAATAGGGGCTTCTGTTGTAGCGTTGACTGGATTTTTGATTGACAACTGGGCAATATTTGAGCCTATTATAATTGGAATGGCTGGTGCAGTTATAGCATTTACAGCGCTAGGAGTTGCTTTAAGTGCGGTTTCTATTGCTACAGGTATATGGACTACAGTAACAACCGCAGCTACTGTAGCTGGTACAGCTTTTGGCGCTGTACTTGCTTTTATAACAAGCCCAATTGCTTTAGTAGCTCTTGCAATCGGTGTATTAATTGCTATCGGCTGGCTATTATACAAAAACTGGGGAACAATTAGTGATTTCTTTCTCGAAATTTGGGGTAAAATCAAAGAAAAATTTGAAATAAATATATTGCTCATAAAAGGATTTTTACAAAAAACATGGTCATTCATAAAAGATAAAATTTTGATGCCTGTTTTTGACTGGCTACATGATACGCTAATGCCTATATTTAATGTTATGTATGAAGTTTTTGGTGTTTCTTTAGGACTAATTTTATTAATAATTAAAGCAATTTGGCGTGATATAAAAAATGTACTTATGCCTTACTATGACTGGATAAAAAATATATTAAGTGCTGTTTTTAGTCTTGTAAAAATTGCCTTCGACACATCATTAGCAGCCATAAAAGAATTTATAAGCACAGTTTGGCAAGAAATTAAAGGCATAGTTTTGCTTTATTACAACTGGCTAAGAGATACATTTTCGCTAATTTGGGATGTTGTTAAAGCAGCATTTACAATCGCACTAGACTTAATAAAAACTAAAATAAGCACTATTTGGAGCAATATTAAAAAAGTAATACTACCATATTACACCTGGATAAAAGATACTTTAGGTGGTGTTTTTGAAAAAGTAAAAAGCGCATTAGATACAGCTTGGGGCGGTATGGCGAAGGTAGTTACAGGTATTTGGGACGGTATAAAAAGTGCTTTTAAAACCGGCGTAAATGCTGTTGTAGGTATTGTTAATAGCCTTATTAGCCATATAAATTCAATAAAAATTAGTGTTCCAGCCGTAGAAGTTCCAGGGATGGGTAAGTTTGGCGGTTATGACATAGGATTTCCACATATTCCACAAATTCCACGACTTGCAAAAGGTGGAAACATAAGGTCAGACGGAAGCGTTCTAGTTGGAGAAAATGGAGCGGAACTGTTAAGCGGTATGAAGGGTGCAAGAGTTACACCCCTAGATAAAAAACCAGGAATGGTCATAAACATCAACAACCCTGTTATGTTCAACGACCGCGACGCTGACAAATTAGGAGAACTCATTGTAAATCATCTAAAATTGGTAGGTGCTGTCTAATGGCTAGGACTTATTTTGTAGACTCAGAAGAGGTATGGCTTGCACCAGGTTGGTCTATTTCAGACAAAATCAACACTCGCTCAACAATGTCTAGTGTTAGAATAATTGACTTAAAAAGCGCTACCCTTAGCGGTGGAGCTACTTTTGAGATGTATGACGGTGTTGATTTGATTTTTTCAGGAGAAATTTTAAATTATGACGATATTGAAGAGTTGCCAGGTTATTTATTTTACGATCTTACTGTAGTAGATAATTCTGCTATAGCCGATAGGATATTTATAACAAAAATATATACAGATAAAACATCGGGATATATAGTTAATGACCTAATCACAGAGGTTTTGGGTGATGCAGGCGTAACAGCTGGCACGATTGCAACTGGCGTTACTATTTCAAAAGCAGTATTTAACTATATTTCATGTTCAAAAGCATTGGATTATATCAAAAAGGTAACAGGATATAATTGGAATATTGACAATGACAAGAAATTACAATTTTTTGCAAGGTCTGATAATGCAGCGCCGTGGACTTTAGACAGCACAGTACAAGCTAGTAATTTCAAACGCGAAAATAAAATGGATGAATACAGAAATATCCAATATATGCGAGGTGGTAAGGGTGTTACAGCTGTACAGACAGAAGAAACATTAACAGCTGCACCCGATGGAGTTTCTAGGAACTTTACAACCAGATTTTCGATTGCGTTAGAGCCAACAATTGAAATTAATTTAAATTCTGCTGGCTGGAACGCTATTGCTAGCGCAGATGTAGGCGTAAACGGCATTAACACAGGTAAAAAATGGTATTGGTCATATAATAGTCAAATTCTAACGCAAGACACTGGCGAGTCTGTTCTAGTCGCTGCCGATGCAATCAGGTGTACATATACAGGACTGAGAAATCTATTCATTAAGACTGAAAATTCATCAGAAGTTGATTCACGCGGAACTTATGAAAACATTGTAACTGAAAAGTCTATAACTACAGTAAAACAAGCAAAGGAATTTACCGACGGTCTGTTGGATAGCTATGGGGATATAAGTGGAAACATATCATTTAACACGGAAGTTTCAGGCTTGGAGGCAGGTCAACTACTGCCTGTCGTAAAAACATTATATGGAATAAATGAAAGCTATTTGATTGAGTCTATAAGTATTTCTGGTGCGGACAGTGGTTCGACTGTTTACAGTATAAAAGCCTTAAACGGTGTTGCCGTCGGAGGTTGGGAGGAATACTTTAAGGCATTAATTAAAGGTAACCAGGAGTATTCTATTGAAGACAATGAGACTCTGATTATACTCAATAATCAGGCTGAAAATCACGGAGTTACAGGCGATTTAAACATTAAAATCTATGATTGTCTATACCCAGCCAATGACTTATACCCATCAAATGCACTTTATCCAGGCACGTTTTCAGAGGAGGTTGATTTAACTGATTAAAAAGCTTAATATTTTAAATAATAAATTTGGGTATATAGGAAAATATAGAATAAAAACAATAAATAAATTAAACGGAACAACGAGCGAAGAAGAAGTAAATAACAGATTAATGGATAACACTTTAGACGAACTAATAAAAGTCTTACAAGGAACATCAACCGACCTTGAAATCAAATACCTAGCACTCGGAACAGACAGCACAGCAATTACAGACACAGACGCAGCACTCGGAACAGAAGTATTTAGAGTTGCATTGACAGATATTACAAAATCTGGGACAGGTGAATTAACGAGTTTGGCGGTTGTCTTGGATAATGAAGCAGTAGCGACAATAGAAGAAATCGGATTATTCGCAGGAGCAGCAGCAGGAGCAGGAGCAGACAGCGGAACTTTAGTGAGTCGCATATTATGGCATAGGGTGAAATCAGCAAGCGAAGAACTACAATTTACGCGCATCGACACGATTGTGAGGGGATAATATGTATACAAAAACAGTATGGGCAAATGGTGGGACTCCTGCCATCAACGACGCAAATCTTGCATTAATAGAAAATGGTATAGAGCGCGCACATCTAGGGACGCACATATATGGGCTTAATGCCACTGGAAACGACACCTATGTTCTAACATTTTCCCCGGCACTAGGAAGCTACAATACAGGTTTAAGGATTAACCTAGCAATTGATACAGCAAATGAAGGAGCCGTTACGTTAAATATAAATAGTTTAGGCGCAAAGTCTATAAAAAAACGTGTATATTTAGGAGGAAAAGCCGAACTTGCAGCTGGCAATTTTGCAGCAGGTGGCATTTACACCCTTGCCTATGATGGCACTGACTTTATAGTTACAAATCCAGATTTTACAATAATAAATAGAACATCGTTTCAGATACAATCTAGCGGATGGAGGTTTTAATTAATTATGGGAATGAAAATTATAACAGCAAGTGAAACATTTACAGCCCCAGTAGCAGGAGATTATTCAATTATAGTATGCGGTGGCGGTGGTGGTGGTAGCGGTGCAAATACCTCTACAACGTCAAAGGGTGGTAGTGGTGGAAATGGTGCAAGTACAAGTTTTGGAGCTTATGCTACTGCTACTGCCGGTAATGGTGCTACAGCAGTTTTAAATAGTCCTGGCATAGGTGGCGTAGGAGCAGGGAGAAGTGGAGGAATTGGTGTTAGCACCGACGGAGCCGGGGGTGGTGCTGGCGGATATATGATAGAAGGTGTCCCTATAAGTGATGGTTCAAATGGCAATATTCAGTTGTCTGAAGTTGCTAATGTTTCTGGTGGTGGTAGTGGTGGTCAGGTTATTAAGTACGGATCGAACACCACAGGAAGTTTTTCTGGAAAACACGGCGCTAGTTTTGGCGGTGGCGCTGGTGGGAATACTACAGAAGTATATAAAGCTGGTGGCGGTGGTGGCGGTTATGGCGCAGGTGGTGGCGGTGGCGGTAGTGTTGTATATTCAGGTGGTGGAGGCGGTGGCGGTCAAATTATTAGGGGCGTTGCTACGCTTACATTAGCCGAAGACGTTGTTGTTACCATTGGTGGCGGTGGCGGTGGTGGTGGTGGTGCTGCTGATAGCGTTACTGCAACTAGTGGCGCTAACGGTTCTGCGGGCGCTTTAGGTGCTGGTGGCGCTAGTAATGGTGCTGATACCAGTGCTGGTGGTGATGGTGGCTATGATACTACAGACTCAGAAAATGGTGTTACAGCAGTATCTTATGCTGGTGGTGGTGGGGGTGCTACAGGAGCTGTTATTGTATTCTGGTAATTGACTACCACCGGGCATGCTGGCAAAGTTTTATCAGTAGAACAAAAACGCAGGCATTCTGAAATCATGACAGGAAGACCTTCGCCCCTTAAAGGTATTCAAACAGGAAGAACTTCGCCAAATAAGGGTAAAATAATGAGCAAAGAGCAGTATTCTAAATGCAAAGATACTATGTTTAAAAAAGGAATTACACCGGCAAATAAAATTTCTATAACTATAGAAATGACAGAGGATATTAAAAAAGGAATGTCTCGTAGGAAATTTAAAGCTAAATATAACTGTGAAAAGCCTTGGGATAGAATAAGAAAAGGAGAATAATCATGAAAAAATATGTGTATATAAATAAACGAAATATTGTATGTGAAATCATAGACGAGTTTGATGATATTTTTCCGAGTGTTCCGATCAAGAAACGCTATAGTCAGCAAGTATTAAACAATTGCAAGGTTATAGCGGCTGGCGAGGATATTCCGATAATTGGTTATATTTTTGACAGTAAAACAAATATTTATAGTGCTCCACCTGTTATTATACCTACGGAACAACCAGCGCCATCAAAAACAGCTAAAGAACTAGCTATTGATGCACTAAAATTAATCGATTTGGAGTCTATAGATATTGCAGATGTGCTGAAAAGGTTAGAAATTATTGAAGGATATTTAAAAATCATGGAGTAAGAAATAAAATTACATGGAGGTTTAGATTAATGCAAAATATAAGCATGGGTGAATTAACAAAGCTAGTCGTGTGTATACTTGTAATAGTCTCAGCAGTTGTACTTGGCATTACAAGGGTAGTAGAAGGCGAAGCGGTAGTGGGAATGATTACAGGTAGCTTGGGATATGTGTTTGGAAATGGGCACGGAATTTTAAGTGCTAAGAGAAATCAGAAAAATGAGGTGTTTTAAGTGAAGGTATTAGTGGAATGCTTATATTGTGGTAAAGAATTTTATGCCTGCATGTCTCGGATTAAAAGAGGCGGTGGTAAATATTGTTCTATATCATGCTCTACTACTCATAGAAACTTAACTAATAATCCATCACATAGACCAGAGGTTAGAGCTAAAATAAGTATAAATCACGCTGATGTTAAAGGCGTTAAAAATCCTATGTATGGCAGAATCGGAAAAAATGCTCCAAGCTACATCGATGGAAGAAAAAAATTAG